TCGAAAAATTAACGGCGGTGTGTTGGGTTTAGACGACAGAATTGCTAAAATTACTAAAGCATTACAAATCTTGGAAGGATAAAAAATGGCTACAAATTTTGAAGTAAAAGGTAAATTAGCAAGCACACCAAAAGGTCATTATGTTGTTTTGCGTGAGCATGAAAAACATACAGAGCATGAGTTAACCAGGCTAAAAGAAAAGCTTAATAAACATATTGCTTTGCCTATGGAAAAAGCTCATAAGCCTGAAAGTAAAGGCGCTAATCAAAAAGATGCGCCCTTACCTAATATGCGTAAATATTAACGAATACGGGCGACTTTAGCTTTACGCAATACTTGTTCGTATTGTTCTTTAGCCTGGTCGTCCAATTGCCGTAATGGTAGGTTTTGATAATATTTCCATTTATCACGGTATTCTTGAAGTTCTGACGGTGGCAACCAGCCAGCCAAACGCCATCTAATTGTTATATCCGTGCCAGCGGCCGTCCAAATATGTTCATTCATCTTGGAATCCTTTGTAATCGTCCATTAATTTATCAGCATGGGTTTGCATAAAAGCCAAACCTGACACCATTCCAGCTTCAAAAGCTTCTCTAAACAGTTCTTTTATATCATCTTCACCGGGTTTATGGTCATAATTTGCTTCATACCACGTTTCAAACACGTTTTTAGCGGCTTTCATAAGTGATATACCCCAATCCTAAAGCCATAAACAATTACTAAAAATACGGCTATTGCCGCCCCTAATAAACCGCCTAATATAAAGTCTTTCATTTGTTTTCCTTAATTGGGTGACGGGCCGAGGTCTTTTTGTATAACAGTCGCTTCGTATAGCCGTTGCCGAATAGTGTCAACGGCCCGTCCTAGATTATTTGGATGTAACTTTTAAAGTGATTACGGCAGTAGTTTTTGTGTGCTTGGCAATCAATTCTGCTGGCACATTGGCTTCTGCGAATACTGCTTTGTTATCAACGGTAGCGCGTTGTGAAAGGGTAACGCAAGCTTTAAACAAATTGCCTTCAATGTGGCCTTCGTTTTGTTTAAGTTCGTTTTTGAGTGCATCTGCTTGTTTTTCCAAGTCAGCGATTTGGGCCAACAACATACCCAACTGGTCAACTTTGCTTAACTGAATGTCGATTGCTTTCATGATTTTTTCCTTTGTTTAATCACGGCACCGTTGCCGTATTAGTAATTTACTAAAGTAAACTTCACTTGTAAAGCGATATTTTATTAGGACATACCCTTAGTTGTAAATCTGCAACAGAGTAGGGCGTGAATTTGGCAACTGGTAGCTGGTGGGTCGAAACGGGGAAAAGCCCCACCTTGTTGCATCCTTCAACGCCCCGTTAACCGCCCTATTTATGGTTGTTCTTTAACTGCCAAAACTCTAACAGTTTAGTAAACATTAACCAATAGCGGTCTAAATCTTCTGCGGTATGTTCAATAACCTTAACGCCAGTAAAAACAATAGTGCCTTCAACCATTTTGTAGCCTACAAACACATTGGCGCACCTGGCGGCTGGCATATTAAAACCTTGGCGATAAGCGGCTAATTGCATACCGTGTTCCGGATAAACGTCAACTTTAGAAATATCCGTAGTTTCTTTGGTTTTGACGTCAATAGAAATACCAGCAAAATCATGCTTTGCTTTGGCCGTCAAATCTGATTTGCCACCAAAACCCATAGGATGTGCAAAGCTTAATTCCGGCAACCAAAGTTGTTCCCCAAAATGGTCTTTAATGGCCTGTTCTACCGGCCGACAGATTGGCATAGCTTCAGGTACTAATTCACCTTCAAAGAACGCCTGTATGGTCGCATGGATGGCCGTACCACGTTCCGCGGCAATACGACCAGTTTGCTTGGAATCCATCATGACCCTTTCAAGCCATGATTCTTCCGATTCCCCTTCAGACTTTGGTAATGTCAGCGCGCTTAATAAGACTTGTTGTTGTTTCCAAGTATCAAGTCCTGGCTTTGCCGCAACTCCAAGTATTGTTGTGACAGATGGACATAGATTGAGGGTACGGGCATCCCGTAAGGTCGTGCCGCGTTCTTTGCCGTTTTTTCCAATGGTTGTATAGGCTGGATTGCCTTGCCGGTCATACCAATGCCCACTTTCACTTGTGCGTTCCTTAACTAACATTTTTAGGTTTTCTTCCACGTTTAGGTTTGAATTCGTCAGTAGTTATATCGTATTCACGAATAAATTCAACTTCAACTTCAACTTCTTTTTGTGGAAAAATTTTTAATGAAAACTCACCACACAAATCTTCTTGTGATTTGTTTTCATTTTTTGGGTATCTTCTGCACAAGCCATACCGGTCGCCCGGCTGGCCAGCAAAATGTTTACATTCAGCGCATTTCATATTAATCCTTAAAATGGAATATCGTCAAAATTGTCATCTTCAATTGTTGCACCTTGTTTAGCTGGCGCAGTATCAAAGGTGTTCCGGTATTCAGCAGATTTTTTAATTAAATCTTGCAACCCTTGTGATAACTTATCAAACTTTTCTCTATCCCACGGGTCAATAGAAAACATTAAAGTTTCATTGACACCAACGGGTTCACCAAGCTTTTTCAATGCGGCTGGCACCTGGCTGATGCTGGCAATATTGGCGTAAGTCTTATCTTGGTATTCGCTATGGGTGATAGAAACCATACAGAATTTTCCCAGCAATACTTCTAGGCTAAAACCGTCTAATTCTTCTTGTGTGAACTCTTTGCCGCGCCAAGCTTGTAAATCCTTTAGCAACGTGGCTTTTTCGTCCAGGGATAGCGTATAACGCTTTGAAACGACCATTGGTTTGCCGTCATCCATAACTAACGGATTGCCATCGTTATCTTCCCCGTGCAACTCAAACATACACAATACTTTGCGTTGCATTTTCTTTTTACCCATCCATTCAGTTGTTTGGGTGCCAAGGTCAATAATGCGATATAGACGGGCTAGAAAGCTACCTGGTGGCGGTAATTTAAAGTCGCCGGTGCCGCTACTGTTTCTTTTTGCAATTATCATTTTTTTTCCTTTGTTAATAAATTTCTTACCACGGTACGACAATAAGCATTAGCGGCCGCACCTTCTGATTCACTAATTTGAAGCCTTGTTAAATCCTTAAATTCAGGATTAAATACTTTTAAACCACGTGCTAATAAATCTGTTTTGTTGTTTGCGTTAACTTTGTTATCTGTTACTTGACGAATAAAAGCTTGGGCAATGTTTGGCAATTCATTAAAGTTTTGATGGCATAAATTTAAGTACAAATCTTTAATGTATTGTTGATTGTACCCATCGAGAATTAAAGAAATTGCGGCAGTTCTAAGTGGTGCTGATGAATAAACTTTAAGTTGTTTTCCGCAATATTCGACTAAATTATCAGCAACTTCACCAACGCCGGAATTGTAAATTTCAAGGCATTGTTCTGCGCTTGTAATTGAATTTCCACCATAATTTAATCTAGCAAAAATACGGCAAACTTCTGCGGTTCTAGTAGTTAAACCAGTAAGGTCAGACAAGGTACGTTTAATACCGTTATCTAGTACTTTATAAGCTTCATTAGAAACGCCAGTAACCACAAGCATAGGAATAGTCATGTCAGCTTCAACAATCGCTTCTAAACGATGCTGGCCATCAATAAGCTTTCCTGATTCATCAAATGCAACGCCTTGGTGAGTTGTAATCCATTCACCGCGCTTCATCATGTTTGCAAGACCTGATACCCACCAACCACGTTTATTGCGATTGTCAGTATTTGATTCAAGCATTGTTTTTGCCATTGCTGGCGTAACGTTAACAAGTTGGGTCATTAAGTTCATTTTGCACCCCTAATTGATGGAAAGTTAGCCAAAGAATTGCCAAAAATACCGCCAAAGTCATCAAATAACTCTTTAAGCACTACATTGTGTTTTGGTTTGCCACAAGCTTGACGGATGCAATCAACTTGTTCTTGGGTCAGGAATTCATTACTAAATTCCATGTCATCTAAAGCTTTTTCTAGGAATTCTTCATGTTCCAACATTAGCTGGCTTAATTCGTTTTGCATTTTTATTTCCTTATTCATCACGGCGACATTGCCGTACTGACAAATGTAAAGTAAAATTTAGTTTTTGTAAAGTAATATTTAGCAATTTTAGGAAAATAAATGACTAATGCAGAATTAATTGACTTGTTAGGAAAGCCAGCAAAGGTCGCAAAGCTATGTGGCGTAAGCGTTCAAGCGGTGTGTCAATGGCGCAACAAGGATGCTATTCCTATGGGTCCGCTAACGTTAATGGCCGCAACAATAGAAAAAGAATCCCAAAATGCCGTTACCAGGAAAACGTTGTTTCCTGACAACTGGTGGATAATTTGGCCTGAATTAAAAAATATATGATATATTTCTAAACATTGAGGACTGATACACTTGATGAATAGGGTTTTAGAGGTGGTTTTGTGGGTTTAGGAAATGATAAAGAGGCATTTCTTAAGCCGTATCAGCACAAAGCTACCCCTAAAACCCTTTTTGTTTTTTCAGTTCCAATCGTTCTGATTGGGGATTCACCACCACCAGCGGTCAGGATAGAAGCGTTACTGGGGGATAAGGAATGTAATAGCGCATATGCCGGTGGCGAAGTTAGTGCCGGTTTCCTGAACGACTGACGGGTTAAGTGGCTCCGAAAAGCAAACTTATTAAGGCAACCTAGGTGGGCTAGGTTTGTCCACCAAAAAGCAATAATTTATATATATCAATATCTATATGTATAAAAATCCAGTAAATCTATACATATTGCATAAAAACAACATTAGGGAAAGTCCTAATAAAAAAGATTTGACAACTAAAGAAAACTTTAGTAAATTACTTATACGGTGATTGACCGTGATAGATAAAAGGAAAGCAAAATGAAAGTTACAAACATCCAATCAGTAGTTAAACCTGACTACAAAGAAGAATATTTAACAATGTCAACTGGCCACGTAGCAACATTGGTTCAGTTCAATGACGGTACAGAAGAAATGCACCTTCATTCCAAAACCGGCAAACGTGTTCAAGTAGGCAACACTAGCTGGCAAGCCGCTGAACGTGCTATTTGGAATACAAACCCAACACGTAGCAAATTTTAATTGGGGGCGTTATGAGTGAATGGAAAAAAATTACAGTTTATGTTGTTAAAGCTGACGGCAAGTTTATTGACCAAGTTCACACCAAAGAACGAGCCG